CTGATCTCTGACTTCTGACCTCTGATCTACACCCGCGCCGGCAGGCCGGGATCGACGGCGCCGTCATCGGTGCTGCCGGAGGGCGGGTCGATGCGGCTCGGCGGATCGCTTTCATAGGGGCCGCCGGTCAGGGCCGGCCACAGCCGGGACGGCGGGACGCCCATCGGAAACGCGGTGTCGGGGGTGGCGACCGTCAGGGTGAGAATATCCGTGTCCGGATCGTAGCTGTCCTTCTGCAGCCCGGCCGGCTTCGGCGGGGCGACGTGGACGGCGGCGGTGACCTGGTTGGGCGTGCCGGTGTTTTCGTTGCCCAGGGCATCGAAACAGGTGACGCCGAAGATCCAGTCGCCGCAGTCGGTGACCGGGATAGTCTCTTTAATCAGGACGGCGCCGAACCCGAACGGCGAATACCCGAACGGGGTAGTGCCGAACCCGCGCGTGAGATTTTTGCCGTAGGGAAGGCCGAACGGGCCATAGCCAAACGGCGCATAGCCGAAGCCGTAATTTCCGGCGCCGTTGGGGAACAGGTCAATCCGCTTGGTGCTGTACGGCGTGTCCCAGTCGATGGCGCCGCTGCCGTTGTTGGAATACAGCATGGCATAGTCGCCCGGCTGATGGCCGAGCGGGACGGCGAACTTGACGATGATCACGGCGGGATCGTTGGTGACGGCGGCGCCGTCAGGGATCACCAGCGCGACCGCGACATCGTCGACGAGCACCACCTGGGTGCCGCCGGAAGCGATGGCGGTGATTTCCAGAAGGGCGTTGCTGCTGCCGGCGGCGACTTCGACGGTATTGGCGCCGCCGGTCAGCGGGACGGTTGCGCCGCCGCCGACTTTGACAGCGGCCGTCGCCCCGTTGACCAGGGTGACCGTGGCCTGGACCCGGTAGGTCCAGCCGGACTCGAAGACGAAGGATTTAGACAGAACGCCGACGCCGGAGGGGCCGCAAAACGCCAGCTTGGCGGCGGAGAAGTACTGCCAGTTTCCACCCAACGTCCAGCCGCTATTGCTGTCAAAGTCGCCGTTGGTGATCAGGTTGGGGCCGTATTGGTCAGTCATCAGTGATCAGTCATCAGTTCATTTACAATTCATCATTCATCATTCACAATTCATCCGTCGCCTCATCCCCGCATATCCGCTAATCGTAAATCGCGGGTGAGCAGGTGCTGTTTTTGGCGCTGGACGTCATAGGTGATCTGGATGATTTCCGGATACACCGTGGCGCCGTTCAGCGCGGCGGCCAGAGAATACTCGCGGCCGGTGATCTGCGCGACGCCGTCGCCGATGCGGAAGTCCTCGGCGCCGCTGCCGTCGCCGAGCCACAGGCGGTCCAGCGTAAAGCGGCCGTTGAGGGACAGGTCCTCGTTGGCGTCCCGCAGCGCGTCTAAATGGTCGGTCATCTTTTCATATTCATTCGTGTTCCAGGCCGACAGGCCGCTGGCGGCGAAGGCGCTGGAGTCGGTGCGTTTGGAATACGTGTATTGGTTGGAGAAGTCATAGCAGCGGCGGTGGAGGAAGGGGCTGCCGCTGGCGGCGGTCGGCAGGGACTGGGCCAGGAGCCGCTGATCGAGCTGGACGCTGGCGGTGACGCGGACGCGGGTGAACCACTCGCCGTCTTTAAAGGCGTTGCCGTCGAGTTTGTCCCAGCACAGCGAGGTCCAGTAATTCAGTTCCTTTCCGTCCAGGTCGCCGCCGTCGATGGCGCCGATGACCGGGCTGAGAATCTCGGAGAGATTGGGGTCCTCGATATAGATGCCGCATTCGTCTTTGAGTACCCGCGCGGCGATCTGCGGCCTAAACCAGGTGGTGCCGCTGTCGAAACTGAATTCGATCTGGATACCGACGCTGTTGAGATCGGATTTGTCAAAGGTTAAACACTCCAGCAGGGCGCGGCGGAAGAGGCCGTGGCGGCGGCGGCCGGTGTCGGCGCTGTAGGCGTCGTCGCGGTCCAGCAGGTCGGCAAACTCAAACGGCATCCCGCGATCGAATGCGCCGGAATAGTCGCCGGCCTCATTGAGCGCCCACTTGCGCCCGACGTCGCGTTTGAAGCTGCTGCCGGCGGTGTGGTAATACTTGAAGAAGTCGTAATCGTTGGGGGCGGTTTCTTTTTGCAGGTCGGCCTCGGTGACGAAGACCGCATCGTAATCGTTAGCGGAATCCGGCGGGGTCAGGTCATTATCGTTCCAGGCGGGGACCAGCTCGGCGGTGAACTCGTACCGCTCCGGGGCGCCCAGGCCGAGCGGGGCGTTGATGACGGCGGCGATGTCCTCGTCGAACTCGGCGCCGTAGAGCAGCTTGCGTCCGGCGGCGACGGCGGCGGTGATGATCTCGCCGGGGGCCGGGGCGTGCAGCGTGTGCAGGATCGACGGGGTGCTGCTGTCGCGGGTGTCGCCGGTCGCGGCGGCGGGTTTGTAAAAGACCCACTCCGGACCGGCCAGCGAATACTCTTCGCGCATCGACCAGCCGAGGTTTTTGAGGATCCGGTCGACGGCAGCCATCACATCGAGCGTGTCCACGACGATATGATTGAGGACGCGGTCAAAGCCGGCGTGGTCCAGGCCTGATAACGCCGTGACATCGGGGATTGAAAACAGCGGAGAGATGCGGTTCAAATAGGGACACAACAGGTACTGCAGCATCTGCCTCGCGGTCCAGGGCTGCGGGTTGCCGTAGTTCTCGGAGGCGAAAACGGGGATGCTGACGGGGGTGCCGTTGGCATCCACCGTGACCGCCGTCGCATCGCGGTTGGCTTTACCGCCGGCGTTGAAGATGCAGCGGCGGCCGGAAAAGAAGGTGGCGGAATTGGCGGCCGCCGTCAGCGTGCTGTCGTAATCGTCGGCGCTGCGGGCATAGGTGCCGAAGACGACGCTGGTCTGCGCCATCAGCCAGCGGGTGTCCATGCAGACGATGGTGTTGGTCTCGGTGGGGTTGGGCTCGCCGGCGAAGCGGCTCTTGTAATTGGTCAGAAAGCCCTGGAACAGGACGGCGCGACTGACGCCGCGATAGGCGCTGCCGTCGCGGCGGGCGGGGGCGTCGGTGCGGATGCGGAGGTTGACGCCGTGGTCGAGGCCGGGGAGCATCTCGTTCCATCGCAGTTTCGGGAACCGGCTGATCGCGGTGTTGGGCTTGGCGCCGGCGTTGAGCGTGATCTGCTCGACACGGGCGCCCCAGACGGGCTGCCACTGGCCGTAGCCGCTACGCTGCGAGCACGGGCGGGCCTCGACGACCAGCGATTGAGCGAAACGGTTCATCAGGTTTTTGTCAGTGATTTCAGGCATTTTTTTTGGAACGGCAGATTACGCAGATTACACCGATTTATTTTTATTAATGTTTAGTCGGGTGGTTCCCGTCGAAACCGGGGTCGTCGACAGGCAATACTATTTTTAATCCGGTAAGCTTGAGTCTGCTTTCGTCAAACCAAACCCACCCTGCCGGTTTTCCGCTTTCGAGTTTTTTTGCTAAAATGCCATACTGATTGCATCCGGTCAAGAATTGAGACCGTCCCATGATGACACCTTCGTAGCCGGTAATGACTTCTTTTACTTCAAGGCCTAATTCAAATTTAAAGTTTTTCATTTTTATAAATCCTTTTTAACTTTCTTTTATCATCTGTGAAATCTGCGAAATCTGTGGTTACAGTAAGCTCCTAAAGGTCGCCACGAAGCGGACGATGCACTGGCCGGTCGCGGTGTAGTGGAAGACCTTGCCGTCGGCATCGAGCAGTGTCAGCTTGTCATAGACCACGTACTGGTACACCTCGCTGCCATAGGTGAACGTCTGCTCCGGCGCCCAGGCCCAGGACTCAATCGCCTTGATGACCGCGACCATGGCCGTCCGCGCCTGGACATAGGTCAGGCCGGTCGTGGTCCGCAGCGTGCCGGCGACGATGAGCGGATAGCCGGTCGATCCCATGAGCATGGCCGTGGCGCCGTGGGCGCCCGCGTAGCCGGTGATCTGGCGGATCGGGCGGCGCGGCTCGAAGCGGACCTTGATGTCAGTGCCGAAGATCGTTGTTAAGTTGGTTGCCATAGCTTATTTCAAATTTCCTATTTCCTGTTTTTAGTGTAGATCGTTCGGGTCAAAACGCGGTACCGCCGGGCGGTCCGGCGTCTGATAAATCACGTTCTGGTTGTGATTAATGGTCGTTCCGAATCCCGATCCGCCGACGGTCATCGATTTTGCCTGAATTTCCTGATTTAAGGCGAACGGATCAAGGCCTGCCCCGGCGACTAAACCCGATGTGTATAACATTGTTTGGATTAAGAATTCGGGATATCTTTTTTCACGCAGCAGGGATTCGAATTCTTTACGCTGCATGGAGTATTTCAATGCCTGCCGGTCATTGGATTTTTGTTTTTCAATGCGGATGTCCTGCAGCCGGCTGTCTTCTTCGATTTTGGCGATTTCGTCCGAGCCAAACAGCCCTTCGATCTTGTTGCGGGTCAGGTCGATGTGGCTGCGATCGGCGCCGGTGACCTGTCCGATAGTCCTCCGCATGGCGGCGGGGTTTTTGAGCATGTTCAGACCCATGGCCGCGCCTTCCCGCTGAAAGAGCTGTTCGGCGGTCGCCAGGTCGACGTTCTGGCCGCTCAAAACGCCCATCTTGTCAAAGAACGACATGTCCTGCGTGACGCCCATCTTGTCGAGCAGTTTGGCGCCTTCGGGGGTGCCCTTGCCCTGGAGACCCATCATGATCGCCCGCAGGCCGGTGGTGGCCACGGAGGCGTCGGCCTCCAGTGTGGTACCGTAGGCCCACAGGCCCGCTGACTGGGCGGCGCTCAGGCCGCCGGCCATACCGATCGGTAAAAATCGCGGCATATAAGATGCGACATCAGCGCCCGAGCCGCCGGCTTCCTCGATGGTTTTCTGCAGAACGTTCTGGATCCGGTTGGCGTCGCCGGTACCGGACTGCTTGGAATACAGGGAGAACATATCGACGAGGGTGTCCAGCGGCAGCGACGGGTCCGTGCGGCCCATCTCGAGGGCCTCTTTCATGATGCCCATCCGCTGGCCTTCGGTCATGGCAGCGTTCTTGGATCTGAGGTTGTACATGGCGTCGGCGACGTCTTCGAACGGGCGTCGGCCGAACTCGGCCAACGCGGTGACCTCTTTTCGCAGCTCGGGTTTTTCCTTGTAATAGTCGCCGAGGAACTGAAGCCGTAATAAGGCGTTCTGCTGCTTGGTCGCGGCGGCGGCGTTTTCTTCCAGCGCCCGGGTCTGGGCCTGGATGGCACGGGTGACGGTGTGGATCGAGGCGACGCCGGCGACCATCCCGACCAGTTTGGAGGTCAATGAACTGAACAGCCCGCCGGACTTTCCGGCGGCGGTATTCAGATGATCGACGCCGCGTGCGCCTTCGCGGCCGGCGGCGCCGACCTTGCGGGTGGAGTCGGCCACCTGGTCCAGCTTCTGGCGGGCCTCGTCGGCCTTGGCGTTGACGTGAATGTTGATGTCTTTGTTAGTCACGGTCGCTATCGCTCCGATTGACAATTGTCGATTGACGATTGTCGATTGATTCTCAATTTTTATGCCGCGTCAGCAATGGTGAGGATCTTGTTGTCGCCGGCGAGGGTCAACTGGGTCGTGGCGTCGTTTGATACCTCAAAGTCGGCGGTGAAGGCGTTGGCCTGATCGGCGCGGGCCTGGGCCGCTTCGCTGCCGCCGGTGAAGATGACGCCGGCAATGGTCAGCGTCTTGGCCGTGGCGCCGGCCGACTGGGTCAGCGTCAGGACCAGCGACCCGCGTGCGGCGGTCAGCAGGTCCACCAGCTTGAGCTTGCTGGCGGTGATCGTGGCGTCCTGGAACGTCAGCGAGCCGCCGCAGGCCATGCCGCCTTCCAGGTCGGCGTCGACGGCGGTGTAGCCGAGATCGGCGTCGTTGCATTCCTTCAGCAGCGGGATACCGATGCCGAACTCCATCGCCATGATATGGACAATGCCGAGGGCGCCGTGGGCGCAGGCCGAGACGCGGTAGCCGCCGCGTGCCGAAGGGATATACGTCGGGGCGGCCTCGGAATCGGTCATGGCCCAGGTGGTGGCGATCGTGGCGGCCTCGGAGGCGAAGCGGCACTCGAAGTCATAACTGACAACCGCGTAGCCGTCCTTGGTGATCGACAGCCGCAGGTTATAGATGACCGGGGCGGTGATCGTGTGCTTGACATAGCCGGTGGCGGCGGCGATGCCGCTGGCGCGTTCATAGAAGACCAGCGTGCCGACCGTGCCGGTGAGCAGATCGACGGCGTGGACCCAGTCCTGACCGGTGACCTGTCCGCGCACGAACTGGGTGAAGCGGTCCTTGATCGGCGTCTGGAGTCCGTCCGGGGAGGAACTTAAAATCGTTTCGTACCCGGCCTGGATGCGGGCGTTCATGTCGCCGCCGGCGTCAACGCCGTTGATGACGGTATCCAGGATCATCTTGGTTCGTTTATTGACGGTTGTCATAGTTACTCCAATTCTTAATTCTTAATTTTCAATTCTTAATTAGGTTGTAAGCGGTATCCAGTTGGCTTCGAAGATCAGCTGGAGGCCGTGTTTTTTCGGTTGTTCGATATTGATCAGCACGTCGGTCAGATAGAACTCGTCGCAGACGATGCCGCTGCCGGGGTGCATGGAATCGAAGGCCAGGAATACCTTTTCAAACATGCGGTTGGTGCCGACGGTGTCGCTATCGCCCAGGCGGCAGACGTACGGCTCAACGGAATTTTGCCCGATGAGGACGCTCAGCTCGATGCGGATGTTGGCGTCGTGGCCGCCTTCGCGTTTGACCCGCATGAGCGACGCCTGGACGAAGGCGAACGGGGCGTGGCGGTCAAAGCTCTCAATGCCCGATTGGCCCATGCCGATCTGGCCGAGCCAGTGGTCGACCGTGCGGAACAGGGCGGCGCCGTTTTCGGTCAACGCCGACAGCGTGGTGACCGCCCAGTTCTCGACGTCGTTGAGGATGCCGACCTCGTAGACCTGCATGACAGAGATGTCATCAAGGGTTAAGTCCGTTAAGCTTGGACCAAAATCAAAGTCAATCTGTGCGTCGCCGGCGGCGATGATCGTCTCGGTATAGGTGCCGGCGGCGGTTCGCACCTGCCCGGCCGCCGATCCCAGCCGAACATTCACCTGGCCTGCAAAATATTCCGGTATCGAATAGATCACCCGGTATGACTTTCCGGCGACAATACTGATGGGTTGACTTAATACCATTGACGGCCCATGACCGCTCGTGGTTTCGATAAAACCGTTTACGTACGCTGTTTCATTCAGGGTCCAGCCGGCTGCGTTTCCGTCGAAGGCGCCGTTGGTGACCAGGTTGGGTCCGGTTTGTTCACTCATGAGCCACTCCTCGGCGAGGATCGCCAGATCGAGCAGATCCACACGCCCGTCGTCGTTGCAGTCGGCCCGCAGGGCGAAGACCGGCGATGACAGCAGCAGGACCGCCGCGATTAATAATTGTTTGAACATGATTTTGATTTCCTAATTTCAATTTTTTCCTTTTTAGCTATTAGCTGTTAGCTGTTAGCTGTTAGCTGTTAGCTTTTTAGTTTCTCATCCAGCTTGCGATTGATGGCGCCGGTGATCTCCGGGAGCGATTCTTCAACGCCGTCGTAGAGGGCACCGGTGCCGTGGACGGTGACTTCTTTTTTCAATACATACAGCGGGCGGAATTTTCCGCGCTTGCCGATCTTGTAGCCGACGAGCGGCTGGCCCTTGCTGATAATGATAAACAGCTTTTCAGCGTCCCAGATCTTGCCCGGACCGTCGGCGTATTTTTCCTTGACGACGCCGGCGCCGGTGCGGGCCTCGCCGATGGGGATGGCCAGGTACTTGGCGCGTTTAGGGCGGATCGTGACCGTTTCGTCACCCAGGAGGTACTTGTACTTTTCGACCGCCGTGCCCTCGGCGACACCGACGACGCCGGCGAGGTCCCCGGCCATCCAGCCCTGGACGGCGGCGGCCAGACGGCCGGTGCGGCGTTTGAGGTACTGGCCGGTCAGGAAGTTTTCGCTGACATGGCTGGCGGCACGGGTGACGCCTTCGGCCAGCCCCTCGCTGGCGGCGGCGCGGACCTGCCGGCCGGCGTCGGAGAGGTCCGCGACGGTGCGTTGAAATTCAAGGCCGAGTTCGAGTGCGAAAATCATTTTTTTTTAGTCCACCGATTTCACCGATTCATTTTTAATTCAAAATTCTTCATTCTTCATTACAACGTGATTCTCTGGTAGCTGTCCAGGACGGCGGCCACTTCGGGAAGGAGCTTGAGGGCGCTGAACTTGCTGAAACTGCCGCCGTCAAAGCTGACGCCTTCGAGGCCGATATCGTCGCGGCGCTTGAAGATGAAGCTGCACTGCATGATCGCCGCCTCACGGAGGTCGGCCGGCAGGGCCGTCTGGCCGGCGGTCAGGACCGCGTCCGGTTCGGCGAATCCGCCGGTATAGACGACCTGGACGCCGTCGGGCTGGCCGCACCAGTCGCCGTAGAGACGTTTAAGCACGCCGCGATCGCCATTGTCGAGCTTGCGGTAATCCGTATCGGCGACCAGGGCCGTGGCATTGGTAAAGTCGTAGTCCCACGCCTCTTTAACCGACGTGATCACCGCGACCGGGTACCGTTTGAGCTGGAGGTAATCGCAGCGGGCGGTGTAGTACTCGGTGACGGCGGCGGCCGGCAATGACAGACGGCGGCCGGTGTGCTGATCGGCACGGCTGCTGAAACCGGCGAGGATCTGGTCGATCACGTCGTCGTGGCCGGTGTCGGTCGCGGCGATCCCGAGGCGGGCCTTAATGTCCTGGCGGAGGCAAAGCATTTGTTATTTCCTATTTTCGATTTTCAATTTCAAATTCTAACGTCTGACGTCTGACGACTTGTTCTTTTTGCCGGTCTGCTGTTTGTTTTTCGGGGTGTCGGTCTGCTTGGCCGGGCGGTTAAAGTTCGTCGCGTCTTTGACTTTTGCGAACTGGAAGGTCGTTTTCTGATCTTCGCATTCGGTTTCGATAGCGGCGATCTGGCCGGGGGTCAGGTCATAGACCTGGCCCTGAACGAAGAGGCCGTGTTTGCCGCGATAGGTCTTGAGGATCTTGATGGTCATGGTTCTTCCTTTCAAATTAGCTTATAGCTGTTCGCTGTTAGGTTAAATTCCGATTGTTTTATGATGCACACAGACGCAGGCCGGGTCAATACGGACCCGCAGGCCGGCGTCGTTGAGCTGTTTGCAAAAGTAAATATCCTCGCCCATCTGGGAACCGTCTTCGTTGTCGACCCAGCGGAACCACGGCCAGGGCATATGCTCCAAAACGCTGCGGCGGATCAATAAACAGCCGGCACCGGCGGCGTCGGCATCGAACGGATCCTTTGAGGGCAGGTCGGTGATCATGCGGTACTTGCCGTCGGCGTCTTTGTTGCTGACCGCCCAGACAAACCCGCGCGGCTCATGGATGCGGACGCAGCCGCTGACGACGTCGCGATTGCAGGACAGGAGTTTGTCCACCACGTCCAGCGGCGGTTCGACGTCGGAGTCGATGAACAGCAGGTGCTTGAGCGACGAATGCTGCAGGAACAGCCGGACCAGCTTGTTGCGGGCACGGTCATGCGGCCGGTCGCAGCCGTAGACTAACGCGGCGTGGTGCGCGGCGGCGATGTGCGTGATCGCGGCGGCGGTCTTAAAATGCACCTGCCCGGTGGTCGGGACGGCAATCATCAGGGTCGGGGTTTTGTTGGTCATTTTTTTTAAGTCCTCAATTCAAACAGCGCCGCCCGCCCGAAGACGGGCGGCACTTTCGCGGGCCTTGCAGGGCACGATTAAACCTGAATCAATTCCTTAAGTCCCATGGCGGCGGCGCTGGTCGGGGCGACCTGCGGCAGACCGATGGCGATGGCGCAGGCCTGGTCGCCGGTGGTGCCGTCGCCGGAATGCGGCTCCATGATCCGCAGATACCGCTTGCGGGTCTTGGTGCGGTCGACGTGCCAGCCGACGATCTTGCTGACATCGGTGTCGGCGGCCAGGACGGCGGCCAGATCGGAACTGGCGATCTTGGCGTAGCTGCCGCCGGTGGTGTCGCACTCTTCGAGGTACAGGGGGGCCGTTTCGGCATCCGAGCCGAGGGCAGCGTCGAAGACGGCGCCGGTGGCCAGCAGGACCAGAACGGCATCCATGCCGGCCATGTCGAAATAGGCGTTGCCGGCGAAGTCGCCGTTGTCTTTGAGCTGCGGCGGCAGCAGAATGCCGGCCTTGAGGTTGGTTAAATCTGCTTTATTCATGTTTACATCTCCAAAAAGTTTCAGTGTTCATTATTCATTGTCGATTGACGATTGACGATGGACGAAGTTAACCTTTCGTCCATCGTCCATCTAAAATTGTCAATCCTTACGCTGCGGCGGTGATCAGGCCGCAGATGGGGCCGGCGTTGGTAGTGTCACCGACGCCGTGGGCGTTGATGGCCACCCGTTCTCGACAACGGACGGCGATCAAACCCTGATCGAAGTACCGCTGGTCGGACTGGGCAAACTCCATCACGCCGCGCGTGCCGAACTGCACGCCCAGCGACAGGTCGCCGAGGACGGCGCAGATCTGGCTGTTGGCCTCGGCCTTGGGCATAACCTGGGAGAACTCGACCGGGATGCCGATGGCCGTCTTGGTGCGCTGAGCGGTGCCGAGGATAATCTCGCTGTGGGCACCGGCGGTTCCGGCGGCCAGGGCAGCCCGGACAAAGACCGTATAATAGAAGTACCGGCTCATCAGCCAGCGGGTGTTGGGGTTGTCCGCGTAATCCGGCAGGATGCCCATGACCTTCTGGAAGTCGCCGTAGACCAGCTCGCTGTAGGCGTTGCCGGCACCGACGGCCAGCGACTTGATATTGCCGATGGTCCCATCGACGGCCAGCAGGGCGCCGGTGATGCCGCGCATACCGAAGTAGGTGCTGGTGCCGTCGCCGAGGATGCCGCAGAGGTCCTCATAGTAGGCGGCTCCGCGTGCGAACCAGTTGGCATACAGCTCGCCCAGTTCGACGGCGGAGTCCTCGTCCAGCTCCATCGAGTAGGCGCCCAGGGCGGTCAGTGTCTTGGCGATCAGGTTGACGGCGCCGACGATGGGATCGGTGACCGTGACGGTCGCTCCCTCGCCGGGGACGTAGAAGGTCGGCAGGGCGTCCATCTTGGGCGTCAGCGTGCTGCCGGCTCCCATGGGAACCCGCCCGGCCAGCCGGCGGATGACGCCGTACTGCTCCAGCAGCATGATCAGACCGGTGCCCATCTCGCTGGTGACCAGCAAAGAGCCCGAGCCCTGCGAGCCGCCGGTGGCGGCCTTTTCAATCCGCTTGCCGGATTTTTCCTCGACAAAGATAAGCTCGGTGCCCATCTTTTCCAGAGACTTCATGACGCGGCCGTGCTTGGCGGCGATCTCGGCGTTGCTGAGCATGTTCGACATCGAGGAGGCCATCAGCATCAGACCGAGCTGGCGGGCCTCTTCAATCGACTGCAGCTTGCCGCGATAGGCGCCGCTGCCGGACTTGAGCGAACCGCTCTGGCGGAGGCGGCCCATCTCGCCCTTCATCTGGTTGGCCATTTCTTTGAGCTCGTCGACTTCGCTGCGGGCGTCCTGCAGTTCAGTGAGCTGCTTTTGATAGGACTCCATCGCCGCCTTGTCTTCGGCAGAGCGGGTGTCGATTAACTCCAGCACCTCGGCCTTGGTGGCCTTGTTCGTTTTGATATCTTCGAGGGCCTTTTCGATCAGGCCGACGGTTTGTTCCATTGTTGCTGCCATAATTAGTTCTCCGTTTTCATTTTGGATAACAGTTCATATAGTTTTTCTAACACAGGGCGCTCGTTATCGTCACCGCCAGGGGCGTCCGGTTCGGGGTCGCTGTCGAGCAACAGCTCCTCCGCCAGGGCGTCCGGTTCGGTTATGATTATATCTTTGATTTCATCGATCCGGGTTGTCAGTGCATCTTCCAACTGACAGAGCCGTGCGTCGATGATTTTTGTGATGGACCGTTCAAGGTCCTTGGTACGGTCATCGGTTAATACCTGCTCACCGAGGCCCTTGACTTTACTCAGGGCCTGGCGGTTGGCACCGACGGGAACACAGGAGATCTCGTAGAGTTCGATCTTGGTGATGATCCAGAGGCGTTTGCCATCGGTCATCTCTTCTTTGAACTCCAGCACGCGGAAGCCGATGCTGACGGCTTTCATGAACTTGCCCTTGTACAGCTTCCAATAAGTCTCGGCCAGGTCGGTGTCGGCAAAGCGGAGGTCCATCTCGCAGCGTTTATCGTTGGCGTCGAAGGACTCGGTGTCCCAGGCACCAACAACCGGCGGCATCCCGTTATCGAGACGGTGCTGGTGACAGGCCAGGCAAACGGGATTCTTCGCAAAGTCCTTGATCGACCCGGCGACGGCCTTGGTCTCGACGATCTCATTGTCGCGGTCCAGCTCGGCGGAGCTGATGATAAACCGGATCGTGCGGAGGTCTTCGTTGATCGCGGCCTTGTCTTGGCCGTCGGCGATGTAGGCCAGCATGTGTTTTTCTTTGTATTTTTCCATCAGTTTAAACCTCATTTAAAAGGGTTTTTAATTCGGTGTAATCCATAAACTTGACCCGGTCATAATGGGCCAGATCGAAGGTTTTTTTCTTCGCTTTTTTGGCGATCTGCAGGCAGCGGCAGTTGATGATATTGCCCGCCGAGCCGCCCGGATCAGCCGGGTACATCAGCGCCTCGCCGCCGACCCAGAACGCCTGGTTCAGCGGGATGCCGTCTTTATGGGTGGTCTCAGCGGTCTGATGGGTCTTACGGACCACGGTGTCGTGGCTGTTGAGCCAGCTTTTCAGCTGGACGCCGGCCGCCTGCATCCCGGCCTGGCGGCCAGTGGAGACGGCACCGGCGGTCTGGGTGCGGGCGATGTGCAGCGTGCGTTTTCGATTATCGCCCAGCACGGTGCGAATGCGGTGGGACAGGTCGTTGAGGCCTTCGCCTTTTTCCAGACCCTGCTGCATCTGGCGGGCGACGCGGGTCTGGGTGGTTTTGTTGACGCCCTGGATCTTGTGGCTGCTGACCTGTAACGCCCGCCGCATGACCGGGGAGAGTTTGACCCGCTGGACAGCGTCTTTAAGGGCGTCGCCGGTTAAGCCCTGGACCTCGTTGATTGTCTGGGCGGCGCCGAGCAGTGAGGCCTTTTCGAAGAAGACATTGTTAATCACCTTGAGCTTGCCGTTTTCTTTCTTGAGATCAAGGACAATCCGCATGACGAAGGCGCTGGGGTCTTTCGTCTTGAGTCCTGAGTCTTGAGACTTGAGGTCTTGGATTGCGACTTCAAGTTTCTTTAGCAGCTCCCGCTGCTGCTGGACGAACAACAGCCGGAGCCGGCTGATATATTCCTTTTCAAGCTGCTGCCAGCTGGTGACCCATTTACGCCAGATGCGGAGCTTTTGCTGGGCATTCTTTTCATGGTCCGGAACTGTCGGAACGATGACGATTGATTTTTCCGGTTCCGGTTCGTCTTCCTCAACCGCTTCGGGGGCGGCCGGGCCGGTGACGGCGTCGAAGCCGCCTTTGAGGATCCATGAGGCGGGCATCAGTCCGGCCGAGACCCACCACTCGTTGGCCCACGGCAGGTCGGAGGTATCAAACGGCAGGTCGCCGGCATCGACGATCTGGGCCAGCGGGATCCCTTTTTCGACAAAGGGCAGCATCTTTTCGGTGCGATTTCGAAGCATTTCCTGGATGGCCGGATGCGAATCGACATCGAACCAGGCGAAGACGTTCTTTTTGCCCTGCAGGGCCTTGAGTTTGTGCCGGCGATAGTTCGCCTTAGATCGCAGCGGGCTGCGGGATCCGCAGCCGTGTTGGGACTGGGTGAACGGGACGGATTTATTTTTAACTGCCGTGAAGCGGAACCGCTCCAGGATGCCGTCGTCGATGCCTTCGGCCAGGGCCGACAGGATCGGGGCGACGCCGTAGAGGATCAATCGCTGGGTGGCCGGGCCGGCGGCGTACTGGGCTTCGGTGACCAGACCGACACATTCGGGGGGAACGCCGAACAACGAACAGATCTTGTGATCGGTATATTGGCTTAGCTCCAGCATCTGAAGGTCGGCCATCGTCTGGCTAACAGTGTCGACGGTCAGGCCGCCGCCGGAGTAAAAGACATCCCCGGCGTTGCGGGCACCGCCGTGCTTGGCGCGGAACTGGCGACGGAGTTTTTCAACCTCCGGTTCCTCGAGCTTGACGCCGGGCGGCGACGACAGGATCGTCGATAACCGCGCGCCGTTGGCCAGTGAGGCTTCGCTATACAGCAGTGACTGGTAGGCCACCGACAGCGACAACGTGCCGGCATCGAGGGGACCAAGGCCGCGATAGGGATTGGCCGGGTTAAAATTTTTGATGCAGAAAACATCGTTGGGATCGAGCACCTCTTTTTTGTTGCCGCTGCGGAACTCATAGGCCAGCAGGACGCCGTCTTTGACGATCGGGGTCATCTGGCGGGGGCTGACGACGGCGATGTCGGTCGGCCGGATCTGGTCAGATTTTAGCGTGACCCAGTAGACTTCGCGGAAAAGCAGGTAGAACCCCATCGTCTCGGTGAACAGTTTTTTATAGGCCAACGATTTATTATTAAACAGAAAATCGTAGACCGGCCCGGACTCGATGATCTCATCGTCGGCGGTCGACAGCATGAGCTGGATGCTCATACCGACATCGAGGATCATATTGACGCAGGTCCAGACGGTGTCGACCTGGCTGTAGGGATTCGCCGGGCGGCCCTTTCGGTTTTGGCCAGTGACGAGGTCCATGCCTTTATCCCACAGGCCGGCCAGCTTAGACACTGGCAGCGTGATATCCTTGGCGGACAGATCCTCAGTAAACAGCGCTTTGATATTATTCAAAATCTTCATCGTCACCTGTCAGACAAATAAGGGTTGGCTTGGCAGCACCTTTGAAGGATGCCATGAAGGCCAGCGATTTGGCCCAGAACCGGTCGGCGTGACCGAGGTCGGTGCGTTCGGCATCGTAGCGGATATTGCCGGCGGCGGGTGTTGTTTTTTTGACGGCATGAAGATCATCCCTTAACTTCTGACAGACCGGAACCCGGCACAGGCGATCTTCAAACTGATTGCGGGTACGGACAGCCATGTCATGCTTGACCGCGTTGGTGAACTCCACGGCCTCAGCACGATAGGCCCCGTACTTATGAGCGGTATCTTCGCCGATCGACAGGCCCAATCCGGTCGCATCGAGGCAGATTCGGGTTATCGAAATCGCGTCCATGATGTTCCAGAGCATTTCTTTCTGCAGCGTCAGACGGACGTGCGGGAAGATGATCATCCCGCGCTGCCAAAAGACATCACCGACCTGGTCCTCGATGTCCAGCACGGTCAGGTCTTTGCGGCGGCTGACATCCAAACCGGCAAATGCGGTGCCCTGAATCGATGATTTGATTGTCTCCATCACATCTTCGTTCACGTCTTCGTACAGCCATTCTTTTGGCAGGGTGTCCAATTGGCATTGGGTAATCATGGTGTAGGTCAGCCAGGCAGAGGCCTCGTCGATAAACAGCACCTCGAACTCCTGCGACCAGGCGTCGGGGTCATCAATACCTTTTTTGAGCATTTCGATATCGTGCGGGACACCGTCTTTGACGGCCTGATAGATATCGACGGTGTGTTTGGACCATTCGTTGTCACCGCTCATGAGCGTGTGAAATCGGTTTCCAGTGCCCTGCGGCGTAGAAATAATGCGGATTTTGTAGCCGCGTGAAATCGTCGGAAACAGGGCCTTCCAGATTTTGTCCGAGTCTTTGTGAAATGCGAACTCATCGAGGATGACATTGGCGCTGAAACCACGGGCGGTGTCGGGGTTGGCCGGCAGACCGATGATGCGGGCGCCGTTGGGCAATGTGATCGTCAGCATGGTGTACCTGGTGTCGCCGGCATCAAAGGTGCCCGATTCGATCTCACTGGCAGCGATAGAATACGCCTGACAGTGCATTTTGACCTTTTGCATCAGCTCTTTAGACTGACGCTCACCCGCTGACAGCAGCACCCACATCTCGCCGGTTTCCATCGCATCGTCGACCACTTCCAGGGCCACAATGAACGACTTTCCGATCTGCCGGGACATATTACCGATCTTAAACCGGCGTTTGTCCTTGAGCCAGCGAAGCTGAAAATCATATAATTGAATAGCGGGTTTGAGCATTAATTAATAATTCCGTAAATTTGTTCGCGAATCATTTTCAGGGTTTCCGGGTCGATTTGTTTCTTCTTGACGATCTCGGTAATCGTTTTGTCCGCCGCTTCGGCTTTGGCCTTGATCTGGGTGCGGATGTACTGGTCGGCTTTGAGGGCCACCTGGGTACAGTCGCGGATGGCGCCGCTGATCATGGCGATGTCCTTGGGCTTAAGGTCGTTGTCGGCGATCAGCTCGATGATCTGGGCGGTCATGATCTCGGCGGCGGCCTTCTGGGTCTCGGTGGCGTTGTCGGCCAGATCGCCCATGACGCGGCGGGCGATGCCGGCGGCGGACCGCATCCGCTCAAAGGCCAGCAGGCCCTTGGCCCAGCGGCCGACGGCGGAATGACTGATGTCCTGGCCGTGCCGGCGGCAGTAATCGACGAGGTCCTGATACGTCGGCTTGCCGTCGCCGGGATTGTGCACGTCGGCCGGCCATTCGCCGTCGGTGATCATCCACACCAGCGTGTCCCGCAGGGCGGCCGGCAGCGTGTCAATCGTACTGTGGGTGCGTCGTTTGCTCATCAGATATCCAGCGCCTCGTCATGCTTGATGTCCTGTGCGATCTCCAGACCTGTCGCCGTCAGCTTGATCGTGGTCGAGGATCCCGGGTGGATGTCGGCCAGCGTGGCTTTGCCGCCAAAACCGACCAGATCGATATAGCCCTTTTCCCGCAGGTAAGCGATGTCTTTTCGCATCAGGTCAAACCCGTAGCCCTCGTCGATGGTACACATGACCTGCTCCATGAACTTGCTTGTCAGGCCGGACGGATAGACCTTGTCCAGCGAGCGAAGCATGAGAATACGGGCCTGTTTGATGATGATCTTTTTAATCATTATGCTTCATCTCCTTGACGATTTCCTTGGCGATATTACCGCAGATCGCCGGCATCTGCCGGACGACTTCCATGGTTCCCCGCAGTTCACCGACGGCGCCGATCAGATCTTTCATGCCCTCTTCCAGCCCGTTGCTGGAGCGGATGTACTCGACCTTGCCCACATAATCCTGATTACAGATATTCTTGCGTTCGATCAGTTTAAACTGGCCGGCTTCCAAGTGGTCGATCCGCTGCTTCATCGCGTTGAGGTTAAACAATACCATGCCGGACAGCAGCGTGGCCGAAAAGCCGAGAACGGCGGATAAGATAATTCCAAAAACTTGCAGTGTCATGTTGTAGCCCTTGTTCGATTTTCGATTGACGATGGACGATTTATTCCGGTTGCTTTTTCTTGCGGCCGATCCAGATGCCGACGGCGGCCAGCACGGCACTGCTCAGCCAGGGGGCGTATTCGGCCGGGTCAGACCAGTCCATCGCGACAGCGTCTTTGCCGAGCGTGACGGCCGTCTGGGTGTCGGCAGCGGCGGTGAGCTGCTTTGTGAGCGAGTCCACCTTGGCGGTCAGCATGAGCGTTTCGGCGGCGTCGTTGGCGGTGGCCAGCTCGTCGAGGATGACCTGCCGCTCGGTGATCAGGGCGGCCTGCTTGGCGTCGAGGTCTTGGTTAATGCCTTCCAGCGTGTGGGTGACGACCGACCCGGCAGTCAGACCGGCACCGAAGGATTCGGCGTGGCCGCTGCAGCTGGAGAGTGTCAGGCAGCAGGCAATAGGCAGTAGGCAGTAGATCAATAAGAATCGGGGTTTCGATGCCATTTTTGGAGTCCTTTCCATTTTTTTAGCCACAGATTACACAGATTTTTTTTAATTCAAAATTCATCATTCAACATTCAAAATTGAGTTTACCATCCCTGTTTTTTCCATGCGATGGCGCCGAAACAGCGGACGGAGGCGTACATCAGTTTGGCGATGATCGGCGAGACGCCGACATAGAGCATTAACTTCAAAAATATCTGATCCGCTGTTTTGCGGTCGATTTTGCAGTACCCGCACCCGCTACTGTCGGTGTAGGCGTGGTAGGTGTAGAGGTAATCGTGGATGATGGCCGGGCCGGAATAGAGACCCCACGGCGGGACGATCCGCCAGAACAGGCGGGGGACGCTGGCGAAATCGGTCTGAAACCCTTCGGGGGCGACGATGCGGTAGGGGCCGACCGTGACCTCGTAGTCGCCGGCCAGCGTGATCATGCGGCCGCTGGGCTCGATCTGGGCCATGGGGCGAAAGTATTTGATGGTGACCGTCTGCATCCGTGCAGTTCCTCAAAAATCCGTTTGGTTTTACAGGCGGGTTTAAACAGAAAAAGACCGCCTGAGTCCTTTAACTCAACTGACGGGCCTTGAATTTTTGGTCCGTGTGTCAGGCGGTCGTGGATGATGCCTGACGGTATTTAAATGTCTAATGATTCACGTTTAATGCTTATTTTTTCGGAAGTCAATAGAATTTTAATTAATTTTTTAAAAATTCAGACTTTAGTCCAGAGACTTGAGGCATGAGGGGTGTTCTCTGCGGTGATGCTCGAGGTGGTGAGCGATTCGCTCAAGGCGATTAATGATCATGCCCAGGGCTATAAAGAACATGCAGGCCAGAAGGCCGCGACCAAAACCCCAATCCGTCCGATCTGAAGCACTGTAAGCCATTGCATTTATCTCAATCGATACGAATCCATAGATTAAACATAGAACCCCGAATATCTGGCACGCCATGCCTGGCCAGCCAATACGCTCTTTTTCTTTCCTGGGCGGGTTATTGGGGGTTTTTTTGACGATTTCTTCCAGATAGCATGCCGCTGTAAATGTCTTTGTGCAAGATGGGCACTTGATTTTTTTGTCTGCGTAATGATTTGGGATATCATTGATCGCATTACAATGCGGGCATCGGGTTTTCATGTCTCCACTCACAAAATTATTGATTTGTTCGGATTCGGACTACGGATTTTTCAAAGTCCACCTTTTCTGCTAAATACGGCTCAAGGTGACATATCGCATTGGCTTCGCGAGGGTGTTCGGTGCTTGGGAATGTTGCATCTGATTCGAACATTTTCAAGAGAGAACCGTTCCGGTTGCGAAATTCTACGAAATACTTGCCTCTTACCCAATGCGGATAGGGATTATAAACCCACGCTGTCCAGACAAATCCCCATTGATCCGTTTGTTTGTCATGAACTTCAAAACTGTATTTCGTTAATTCAACTCCTGGATACGCCCCCTTATTGCCCGTATAAGCCAGATAATGTTCGCTCTGCGGCCTGTTGGATGTCCGGATCCATCGCCAAATAAAGCAGAGTTCCCGCCGCTACTTTGGGGCTATAATCCCGCCCAGGACTGCACCACTGAGCAAAGAATTCTGTCAGCAAGCAAGGC